AACAACCCTCCTATTCTGCAACTAATGCTACCGGGAGTAGAGGCAGACGATGTTATTTCTTACATTTCTAATCATCCGAAGTTTAAAGGCCATCAGAAAGTAATCGTATCTTCGGACAAGGACTTTATTCAACTTCTTGATAGCGAGACAGTTCTTCTTCGCCCCATTCAGAAGAAGATCCTAAACAAGGTAAATGTTCTTGAAGAGTTCGGCATTACCCCAGACAACTTTGCTTTGGCCCGTGCTATCGCAGGCGACAAGTCCGACAACCTTGTTGGCGTTCCTCGTGCTGGTCTCAAGACCATCGCAAAGCGACTGCCGTTTATGGCTGAGCCTATGTCTTTTGGTCTTGATCACTTGGAGCAGTATTGCAAGGAGAACATTGAAGGTCCTAAGTTTTATAGTTCTGTCGTAGAGAACATTGAACTTGTTCGGAACAACTACAAGGTAATGAACCTGAACCCTCCGAGCATTTCAGTTCAAGGTCGGGATAAGATTGACTGGGCTATTGATGAGTTTGATCATTCTTTCAACCTTACAGAGTTGAAGAAACTTTCCGTTCAGAATGGTTTTGCAAGCTTTGACTGGTCGGGTCTAACTGCACTTTTGCAGAGAATCACGGAATTCCATAAAACAACTTGACCTGAGACCCGAGATACGATAGAATAAGATACCAAAAAGGAAAGGCGATGAATCAAAAGGCTTCATTCTCAAAATACGGAAAATCGTTCCAAGAAGACCTTTGTCACTTGATTCTGAATGATCGCCCATTTGCTGACCGCATCTTTGAGGTCTTGGACGTAAACTTCCTAGAACTCAAGTATCTTCGTGTATTTGTTGATATGATTAGAAATCATAAAGAGAAATACAAGATCCATCCCAACTATAAGGTAATGATTAGTATTATCAAGTCTGGGCTGGGAGAAGAAAACGATGCCGTCAAAAAGCAAGTGGTTGATTACGCAGCACGCATTATGGCGAAGCCAAGTATTGATAACTCAGAGTTTATCAAGGACACTTCATTAGACTTCTGTCGCAAGCAGAAGTTGAAGGAAGCAATGATCAAGTCAGCAAGACTTATTAACGAGTCTTCGTTTGACGAGATCACAACTCTCATTTCAGAGGCAATCAAGTTGGGTAGTTCCAATGACTTTGGTCACGACTATCTTGCTGACTTTGAGAAGAGATACGAACTCAAAACCAGAAGTCCGGTTACAACCAACTGGGCAGAAGTTGACCGTATTACAGGCGGCGGCTTGGGTTCAAGTGAGTTGGGTGTTGTTGTTGCTCCAACAGGGGCAGGAAAGTCAATGGTGCTCGCACATCTTGGAGCGACAGCAGTCAAGGCTGGCAAGACAGTAGTACATTATACTCTTGAGCTTGCCGACACTGTTGTCGGACAGAGATATGATAGTTGTATTACAGGCGTCAAACTCAACGAACTTTTCCAATACAAAGATCTAATTAAAGATACCGTTGAAAACATTGATGGCACTCTTATCGTAAAAGAGTATCCCACCAAGACAGCATCGGTAGAGACTCTTCGCAACCACATCGAAAGATTGATTGCGAGAGACTTGAAACCAGATTTAGTTATTGTAGATTATGGCGATCTCTTAAAACCTGTAAACAAGAACAGAGAGAAAAGAGTAGAGTTGGAATCTATTTATGAAGGGCTGCGTTCCCTCGCACAGCAATTCAAATGTCCAGTTTGGACAGCCTCACAGACAAATAGGTCAGGACTAAATGCAGAAGTTATCACGATGGAATCAATCTCAGAGGCATTCTCTAAGTGTTTCGTCGCGGACTTTATCTTTACCGTATCACGAACTATCGAAGATAAGCAGAATGATGCAGGAAGGATTTTTGTTGCCAAGAATAGATTTGGACCTGACGGGCTTGTCTTTCCCCTAGAAATGAGGACTTCCAATGTCTTCATAGACGTTAAGCCTATGCAGACATTGACGAGTAGTGGTCAAGTTATGAGCAATCTAACTTCCTCTACCCAATCTGATATTCTCAAAGAGAAGTATAAGAAATTTAGACAGCAGAAAAAAGATAAAAAGCAAAACGGAGAAGTATAATGGAAATCGCATCAAAAATCCTTTCTGACATTACAGTTCACATGAAGTATGCTCGTTACGACGGTGAGAAGTTCCGTCGCGAGACCTTTCAAGAAATCGTAGACCGTAATGTTGCAATGCACGTCAAGAAGCACCCAACTATGAAAGACGAGATTGAGGCTGCTTATAAGTTTGTTTATGACCGTAAGGTTCTACCTTCTATGCGTTCAATGCAGTTTGGCGGCAAGCCTATTGAGGTCGCACCTAACCGTATCTATAACTGTGCTTACATGCCTATTGACGACCTGCGTTCATTCGCAGAGGCCATGTTCCTTCTCCTTGGTGGAACAGGTGTCGGCTACTCAGTTCAGCGACACCACGTTGAAAAGCTTCCACCCATCAATCGACCAAAGACTAAGCGAACCCGTCGTTTCCTTGTCGCAGACTCTATTGAAGGTTGGGCCGATGCTGTAAAGGCTCTTCTCTATTCTTACTTCAAGGGAATGTCTAAGCTTCGTTTTGACTTCTCCGACATTCGTCCAAAGGGTGCTCGCCTCGTTACTTCTGGCGGAAAAGCTCCCGGCCCACAGCCACTCAAGGAGTGTTTGCTCAAGGTTGAAGGTATTCTTGCGACCAAAGAAGATGGCGACAGTCTAACTCCTATTGAATGTCACGACATTATGTGTCACATCGCTGACGCCGTTCTTGCTGGCGGTATTCGTCGTGCTGCTCTTATCTCACTCTTCTCCGCAGACGATGAGGAAATGATTTCTTGTAAGTCTGGAAACTGGTGGGAGACCGACCCTCAGCGTGGTCGTGCTAACAACTCTGCTGTTCTTCTCCGTCATCGTATTGATGAGGAGTATTTCAACAACCTTTGGGAGCGTATTCGTGCTTCTGGTGCTGGCGAGCCCGGTATTTATCTTTCACACGACAAGGACTGGGGAACCAACCCTTGTTGCGAGATTGCCCTCCGGCCTTACCAGTTCTGTAATCTAACCGAGGTAAATGTAAACGACATTGAATCTCAGGAGGACTACGAGGCTCGTGTTCGTGCGGCAGCCTTCATTGGAACGCTTCAAGCTTCCTACTCCGACTTCCACTACCTTCGTCCTGTTTGGCAGCGAAACACAGAGAAGGACGCTCTTATCGGCGTTTCTATGACTGGTATTGCTTCCGGCAAGGTTCTCGGACTGGACATGGAAGCAGGTGCGGACATTGTAAAGGAGGAGAACAAGCGTGTTGCTGAACTTCTCGGCATCAATGCCGCTGCTCGCACAACTTGCGTCAAGCCAGCAGGCACAACTTCTCTAACGCTTGGAACTTCCTCAGGTATTCACGCTTGGCACAACGACTACTACATTCGTCGTGTCCGTGTCGGTAAGAACGAGGCCATTTACGGTTACCTTTCCGAGTACCACCCAGAGTTGGTTGAGGACGAATACTTCCGGCCACACGACACGGCAGTCATCTCTGCTCCACAGAAGGCACCAGAGGGGGCTATTCTACGCTCTGAGACCGCCCTTGAACTACTTGAGAGGGTAAAGCGGGTAAGCGTTGAGTGGGTTCGTAGAGGCCACAGAACGGGCCAGAACACACATAATGTTTCGGCTACAATCAACATCAAGGAGCACGAGTGGGACGAAGTTCGTGACTGGATGTGGGAGAACCGAGCACATTATAATGGACTTTCTGTCCTCCCCGATAATGGCGGGTCGTATAAGCAAGCACCATTCGAGGATTGTGACGCCGAGACTTATAATGAACTAATGAAAAGTCTTACAAGTGTTGATCTAACCAATGTTATTGAGACACAGGACGACACAGATCTCGCAGGGGAGATTGCTTGCGGCCCCGGTGGGTGTGAGATTATTTGATCTCCAAGGGGTTATAACTTCTAACGAGGTTATAGCCCCTTTTGTTTCGTAAAACCCGCACCGCAACAAAAAGTTTCCTGCCTTATGTAAGTATAAAATACTATTTACATTTAGAAGGCAGGAGACCACAATGAGTTCACTAGGAAAAATGTTAAAGCAATACTTTGGTTTTGTATTCGGCGTTATGTTCGGCTCTGTTATTGCGAGTATCACTACATTCTACATTGTTAGTATTACTTACGGCGATACCCCAGTAGTCCAAGCCTTAGACATCCAAGACTGTCTTATGGAAAAGATAGAAGAAATGGCTTGACGTTCATTTCACAAGTGTTATATTATACTTGTGAGGTGAATGATGAAGTTCAATCATTTAGTAGAGAAGCACGACCTGCGAACAAAGTGTATCGAGGATAAGGAGCATTATTTTGTTCCTACCTCTCAGGTTG